ATTCAAATAAGAGAATGGCAATTAATAATATCTTATCTTTTTGTTGCTATCGAGGGTGGACTTTTTGTGATGTTTATAATGCCTAGAATAGAAAAATGGTTAATAAAATTTAACAAAGATTTGGAAGAATTTATTGGAGATAAAAAATGATAAGATGTCCAAAATGTGGGAATACTGAAATATATTTAATATATTTTCATGGTTATCCTGAATTAATTTGCAAATGTGGTTATAAAAAAGAAATATCGAATGAAGAAAAATTGGCATGGGAATTAGAAACCCTTGAAGGTGTATTAATAAAAAAATAAGTAACTTTGACAATTAAATATTAACTCTGATCAGAAAACTGAAGGAGTGTTTTAGAGAAATCTAAGCACTCCTTTTTTTATTGCAATGAGGTGAAACTATGAAAAAACTAAAGCCCATAATAAAAACTATAAAAATAAAATTATGCCCTAAGTGCAATTCTGAACTTGTAAAAGCACGTCCTGGATATAAATGTTTAGAATGTTGCTACTCATGGGCAAGACCTCAAAAAACAGATAAGCAGAAATTAATCAATAAGTGTGATGATTTATTCAGTTTAATTGTCAGGGCCCTTGGATATTGCGAGGTATGCCATCGGTCAGATATCCAACTTAACGGTCATCATATCAAAACAAGATCCATTATGATATTAAGGTATGACTTCCGCAACGGTTGCTGCCTGTGTGTTAATTGCCATGAGTTTTCAAAAGACTCAGTTAAAAACAATCCCGCTAAATTTCTTAGATGGATACAGGAGCACAGGCCAGATGATTTGAAATATGTTGAAAGCAAATCTGAACTAATAGCACATTACACGATACTTGATTATCAGGAAATCTATAAAGAGTTAAAGGCAAAATTAAATGAAATTCAAGACTCATACTGAAATAAAAGATAGTTGTACTTTAATATCGCTAATATCAAATAGCAGTATAGATAATCTTAATAGGAGATTTGGCACACACTATACCCGGGACCAGGTTAAGAAAAGAATTAAAGTATTGCGCAAGCAAGAGAAGTTTAGCTTCTGGGATAAGCTCATAAGGGGAAAGCCAGGATTTGATAAGGGTGATAATGAGAAGGTATAGAGGTAGAAAACCTATTTATAGACTTGCAGAAAATATGACTATCTTGGAAGACCTTATTGAAAGTCCTATAAAGTTTGGTTCATTTATTTTGATTTATAAAGTTAGAGGAAGTAAAGATAAACCACCTACAAGTATCGAACTGCTAAAATTTAAAATTAATATGGAGTTTGAAATAAGGAGAATATCAAGGAAAATAGAAAAAAAACTTGGCTGGGAGCTCCCCAGTGGCTTAAAATAGCGAAAAAATGCCTCTTGACAGAATTAGAAAAAACTTGCTTTTTAACGTTAAATATGCTATTTTAAATTATAATTGGCGACAGCAGTCAGGAAATAACAAAATTTAATTAATAAGACTTCAAGAAATTGGAGTTTTTTTTATGCAATGGAAATTCAAAAATTAACAGCTCAAGAAATACAAGAACTCAATGTTCATGCAGCACAAAGAATGATGTTAGAAAATATCAATTTATTAATAGATTTAGAAAAGGAACTCTTTGATGCTACAAGAAACTTAGGAGAAGGACGGATTAAAGTAGAACAATTAAAGAATTATAAAAATACTATTGTGGAAACAAACAGAGCATTAAAAGCGGTGATACAAAGTGGATGATGACCGATTAAATAACGGTGAACAACCGGTTAGAAATAAAAAGGGACAATTTGTTAAGAATAATAATGCAAACCCAAATGGCAGGCCAGAGGGTTCAACAAACAAATATACCATAACAAAATTAATTGAAGCTATTGAAGCTGAAGAAGTAGAGGCTGAAAAAGAAGGCGGGGTAAGTGTTTTTAGGCAGTTTGTTAGAATGGCCTATATGAATCCCAACGTGATGATAGCAATTATGAAGAAGTTTGTACCGGATAAGCAACATACAGAAGTAATCGGGCTTGAACCTTTTAAATGGGAAATAGAGATATTAAATGGAAGAAATAAGAAAACCGAAGGCGAGTAATATATTTGATTGGCTTGCAAAAACTGATAAGAGAATAAATTTTCTAATAGGTGGTCGAGATAGTACAAAATCCTGGAGTGTGGCTTTACACCTACTTGTCAATAAATTTTTTGGTGAAGAAAATAAGCGAATACTTATAATCCGTAAAACCAGAGTAGCAGTTAAGAAAAGTTGTTTTCAATTGATTGTAGATTTTCTAAAGAAATATGATTGCTATAAATATGTAAATATAAATAACACTGAACTTGAAATAACACGGAAAGACGGTTCATCTAATTCAATACTTTTTACAGGACTTGATGATGTAGATAAATTAAAGTCTATAGAACAAGGTAATTATATCTGGGTAGAAGAAGCAATTGATATTCTCTTTAGGGAATTTCTAAATCTTGATATTCTAATGAGACGTGAAACTGATGGGATTAATCAGATGTATTTATCTTGCAATCCCATATCGGCATTATCCTGGATTAAAACTGAAATTGTAGATAAACCCGATGATGATACAGCGGTTCATATTTCAACAATAGATGATAATCCTTTTGCCTCCCATACAGATAGAAAACGTCTTGATAGGCTAAAAGATATAGACTTAAACCTGTATAAAATATTCAGATTAAGCCAGTGGGGCGTACTGGAAAATATTATCTATGGTAATTGGAAGACATTTAAGGAAGCTGAAATTGACGAAAAAACTAAAGTTAAAACAATAGAGGATAAGAAAGTAGATGATATAACCTACGGGCTTGATTTTGGTTTTGAACACCCTTCTGTATTAACTGAGATTAACTGGGTTGAAAATGACTTTATAGTAAGAGAACTCCTGTATCAGAGCAAGCTAACCAATACGGAGCTTATAGAGAGGGTAAAAAAGTTAATTCCAGAAGAAGATAGATACAGAGAAATTTATGCAGATCATTCAGAGCCAGCAAGAATAAATGAATTTTATCAGGCTGATTTTAATATCCATAGAGCTAAAAAAGATGTACTTACTGGAATAGATTATTGCAAAACACATCTTTTAGGGGTTACGGAAGATAGCATAAACGGGATTAAAGAATTGCAATCTTATAAAAGACGGGAAGACAAAGATGGTAATGTAATGGAAGAACCAGCTCCATTTAATAATGATTTTTGTGATAGTTTTAGATATGGTGCTTATTCAAGATTTGGTGCTACGGGTGAGTCCGAGACTTTAGACTTTGCTTTAAGATAAAAATAAGGAAAATTATGAAATTTGATATAACTATAAAATATTTGCTTTATGAAATTAATTATCTTAAACAGGGTTTTACAAGAGTTCCAATTATAGTAGATATATCTAAAAGTGAAGCAAAAAGAAGAATTAAAGAATTTGAAAAAGCAATTAAGATTTTAGATAAGGAGAAATAAATGTCAGTATATTCACATCAAAGAGGGCATAAAATTATTTACAATGGTAATTGGATTTATGCAGATACTTACCAACTTATTAATATTGAAAGACCCTGTATAAGATGTGGAAAAATGCCAACCAAAGAAGGATATGATGCCTGTTTGGGTTATATACCAGATGCAATAAGTGCTTGCTGTGGACATGGAATAGGAAAAGAAATTTTAATAAAGGATAATTTATGAGAGACCTTAAGAACGTAGTTGACATTGCAAAACTAACCGAACCCACTATTTTTAGTGATGAGCAGTTAGCGGTTATCAGGGATTTAATTAAATATCAAGATTACTACGATAACAAAAGTTTTCAATACATAGCGGAAATCTATCCTGAATATAAACAAGGTGGTTCCGGTAAAGACTATAGACCTGCGCAAGTGCCATTTAATTACGCTAAATTTGTAGTAGATAAACTTGCAGCTTGGCAGTTTGAAGAAAGTATTGATTTTAATTGTACATCTGTTTCAACTGATTCCAAAGACCCTGAGATTACAAAAGTTAAACCCAATAGGTCTGCTGAAATTGAAGTCGACCTGTACGAAATCCACAAACAAAACAAAATGGATATTAAGCTCTTGCAATCAGCGGTAGAATCAAATATATCGGGTGGAATTGCATTTAAGTTAAAGTATGATGAGACCGGAAAGTATCCACGAATACTTATCCGCAACAGAATTGAAACTTTTGTCATTACTGAATTTGATGACTATGAAAATGTAATAAGAGTTCACTTTATAGCATTTCAAGATGATAAGACAATCTGGAAGCAAACTTATGATTTGGTTCAATTAGAGCAAGTAACCGCAAAGGGTAAAGTAATTAAATTGCCACCAGTTTGTTATATATCTGAAATGTTATTTGACGTTAAAGATATTAAGACACCTAAAGAAATTATTATTGAATATCAGCCTTTAGGCATAAACGGTAAGTGGCTTAACTTCCTGCCAGTTTACATTATATCTAACTTAGCGCAGTTAGGTGAGATATGGGGGCCTTCTGAATTAAGGGATTTAATTCCTATTATTGATGAGATAAACAAAAAGTATTCTGACCTATCGGATTCACTTAAATTCGATATGTTTGCAATTACAGTTTTTATTAATGCTAAAATTCCTAAAGGTGCAGATGGCAAACCAAAACTTAAGGGTAAGGCAGGCGCAGCGTGGGACATTACAGGAATATCCTTAACCGATAATGTGCGACCTGAAGTCTTTAAACTTGCCACTACTTTTGCCTATATTGAACCCTTGAAGTATCACATAGAAAGTTTAGTATCGGCAATATTTAAGTTTTCAGAATGTATTGATATATCACCACAAACAATTGAAAGCCTTCCTGCATTGTCAGGTATTGCCTTAAAGCTTTTATTTACTGCAATCATATCAAAGACTAATCGTAAAAATACAGTGTGGAAGACAAAGCTTGCTGAAATATATATGGGAACTTTAAAGATTAAACAGATTTATGAAGGTTATGATATACCGGAAGATTTAAACATTGAGATAATAACACATATTCCAATGCCGGCAAACGAGCTGGAAGAGATACAAGTTATAACACAGAAGATTGCAGATGGACTAATTAGTATAACAACAGCAATGAATGAAATAGGAATTGAAGACCCTGAAGTTGAAATTGCTAAAATCTTAGCAGAGAAATTGCAGTTTGATAAGACTTTGAATTTAGAACCACTTAAAAAAGAGCCTGAAGAAGAATGAGTAATGAATATGCAAAGTATCTGGCAAAACATAGAGTAGATTTTATTAAGCTAACTGATAAGCAAAATAGGGAACTTGCAAAACTTTATATTCAGGCAGCAGCAGAAATTAAAGAGCGTGCAGAGCTTATAATTAAAAAAGATGGATTAACTTACGCAGCTGCTAAGATAAGAATAAAATCCCTGTTGATTGAAGCAAGCCGGCTCTCCGATGGCTTTAAGGGCATACTTGATAAGAGCTTGATTGACTCCGCAAATTTAGGCAAGGAAGTAAATGCTCTAATTATGAAGTCTTACCAGGAAAGTCTTGCCAATGAAGGAATCAAACTTAACCTGACCAAAATTTTAAGCAAGGTTTCAAACAATGCAATCAAGGCAGTTTATAACCGGATATGGACTGACGGCTTAAAATTATCCGATAGAATCTGGTTACTTGATAGGCGCACAAAGCAGGAAATTGAACGAATAATTTTACAAAATATTATATCGGGAGGGGCAGCTTCGGATAAGGTAACTATTTCTGCCCTTGATAATTTGCTTAATCCTGGATTAAAAAAAGCTAAATTAACAGCACTTCATGGTAGACGTGTCGGATATGAATCATCAAGATTATTAAGAACATCTATGTCAGAGGCTTTTAATGAGGGTGATAGACTGTCAAGCATTGCAAATCCTGGTATTACTGGTCAAGTATGGTTAGCTAATCCTGGTTGTTGTGATATATGTAGCGGAAATAATGGGGAATATGTTGAAGATGTTGGTTATCCCCCAGCACATCCAAATTGTATGTGTACTACTATAAATATGGTAATGAGTGTAGATAATTTTACAAATAGTTGGATAGACTTTATGGATAATCCCGACAAATATCCACAGTATCAAGATTGGTTAATTAATGTTTATAAGGCAGCATAATGAAACTACTTAAGAAAGTAAAGACTAAATATAAATTTATATGTCCTCTATTTAGAATAAAAGTTTATTTAATTTTGGGAGATAAAAAACAGTTGAAATCTATAACCGAAAATTGGGAAGAAAATCATTATAATGCAGAAACTCATGTACTTTATGATGACAAATCTATTACCAAAGGATTTCTTGTATGGTTAAAAGAAAAAGATGATTATTATGGAATGGTGCATGAAACAGTACATCTCGTTAAAAGAATATTTGAGGCAATGCAGATACCTTTTAATGAGGATAACCACGAAATAATCGCCTATTATCAGAATTACTGGGTAAGAAAATTTTGGGATAAAATGTGTAAATTTGTAAAGGATTAATGATAAAAGGAAAATTAAATGATAATTTTTATTGGTTTCAGTGTCCTAAATGTAAAAATCGTGGACGCATTGATAAGGAACAAGCTGAAGGTAAAGTTTCCATTTTATGTGAGAATTGTGGATACCACGAAACTAAAAACTGGTTAAAGGAATAAATGAAACTAATAGATGATTTTATACCTAATAGTGAATATACAAAAAAAGTTTTTATGAGGATCGGCAATAAGGTTTACTCCAAGAAAGTTGAAGACAAGTTTTATAAATTACTTAAGAAATTTAAGAACGCAACTAAAGCTAAGAAGTTTTTTAATAATTTTATATTAAGTATGAGTTTAACAAAAATGGGAAAATTTTATTTATCAAGTAGGTAATATTATGCCTTTTAAAAGTAAAGCACAACAAAAATTTATGTTTGCAAGAATGCCAAAGATAGCTAAACGTTGGGCTAAGCATACTAAAAATATTAAATCTTTGCCTAAAAAAGTAAGGAAGAAAAAGAAAAGATAATTTGATATAATAAAACTATGGAATTAGATTTACAAAATAAAAAAACAGCAGAATTTGCATTATCACAGTTATTTGAAAACTGGAAAAGTAAAGACTTCAAAAAGTTAAATAAATATGTCCAAAAAACATGGTTACTTAATGGTGATAAAGAAGAATTTAAAAGAATGTTTGGCATGTTTGACTTAGTGGACTTCTATATTTATGATAAGGAAGTTATAACAGATTGTAGGCATGAGATAGATTTTAGAGCCGATGTAGTTTTTCAAAATAAAAAAATGAGTATGTATGGCAAAGCTAATACAATTTGTGAAAAAGCATTACGTACTCCAAGCCCCGATGGTGGGTGGGGTGTTAATCCAATTAGTTTACTAAGGTGGGTTAAACAAAAATAATTAAATAAGTTTTATATAAAAAGC